CCCCCGAAGTTCAGGATATTGCCGAATTTTGTGGCACAGGTGGCGGCGCGCAGATCACAACCGGGGGCGATGTCGACGAGCACGGCCAGCGGTGCGCCCGTGACCGGATCGATCTCGGGTGCGGCGAGGGCCGCGGCCAGATCTGTCATGGGACGTGAGAGGGTCAGAGCCGCCCCCACGTGCCCCGTGATAAACCCAAGCTGCGCCCCAAACCGCAGCACCCCACCGCGAAACCAGCCATCGGGTTGGCCCGCAGCCTCCGGGATTGTTACGGCAGCGCCCAAATCCGAAGTCACTGTTCCGGTTTGCCAGTGCAGCGCAATATCGAGCCCGCAGCCGCGCCCAAAGAGGGCATGGCGGCAGAGGCGCTGATACTTTGCGCGCACGCCAGCGCGGCGCAGCGTGCTGAAGACGGATTCGCAGTTGAGGAGGATCCGCACCCCCTCGACCTCGGCGCCGACCACACGGCCTTTCCAATGCGCGACGGTCTCACCCAAGACCTGTTCGTGACCGCGAAAAATGGTCAGTGTTATCGGGGTGTTTCCGAGTGGTGCCAGAAACCGCCGCGCGAAGGGATGCGAAAGCGGCCATGTTAGCTCCAAGCGTCCGCGCTCGATCTCGCTGGTTTGCACCACATCGCCGTGGGCGACGGCTGCGGCTTGCCAGACAATGGTGTCCCCTCCGCTGCCTGCGCTGAACCAATCCTCAGGCCTGCCGGTGAAACGCCAGACCTCTGCGCCCTCGATGAACTGGTAGAGGTAATAAGGGCGGCCTTCGGCGGTGGAGGCCTCGATACTGTCGTAGCTCATGATGGGTGCGTTTCCGTCATAGGGTTAGGCGAACCGGCGGCCCCTCGACCGGGTTGGCGGTGCATCACAGGGCAACACGGCCTGTGCAGGCGCGTGTTGCCGGTCGCTCCGGTGGTTTAAGGGTTGTTCGGATGGAAGGGCGGGAGCGGACCGTCGCTGCGGTGGTGACCGAGGTCTGCAATGCGGACAAAGTTGCCGTCCGTCGCTGCTGCCTGTAGTGGTGCAGGACGTTGCCTAACCACCGCACGCGGCTGTGTTCCCCGGTCCAGAACCTGTAGTGGTGCAGGATGTCGCCTGACCGCCACAAGCCGCATCGTTCCCCGGTCCAGAACCTGTCGTAGTGCAGGACGTTGCCTGACCACCGCACGCGGCTGTGTTCCCCGGTCCAGAACCTGTAGTGGTGCAGGATGTCGCCTGACCGCCACAGGCTGCATCGTTCCCCGGTCCAGAACCTGTCGTAGTGCAGCTACTCGCTCCCTGCTGTCCAATCGCTGAGGTCGCACTGAGAACCAAGAAAGCAACAAAACAAATTGGATAAAAATTCATAGGGCGCCCTTCTCGAATTCTACAAAAAAGATAGCTGATTTCATTGTCGAATGGAAGCCGCTACCGCCCAAATCCGACAGTTTGTCAGTTCGGTAGCAGCCATTCGCGGCATTGCAGAATTTTGGTGAGATGGGCCTATTCTGTTGGAAAACTCAGCCAAGCAAAAATTGGCACGGAAACGTGGAACTTCGTTTTAACCAAAGGCCATCTAGCAAACGTTGTTCACAGAATGCCGCCTTCGAAGGAAGATATCCTACTGATCTGGCCTATTCTTACGAATAGGTGAGTTTTTCAACAGAATAGGCTCGAACCGGCCGATCGCGGCACCGTCCACGAAGGTCCGATCTGGAACCGGCGGCCCTGTGTGCAGCCATGCCTACGACCCTTTTGATCGAGCGAATCTCGTATTGTTCCGCTTCCTTCCAGACGGTTACTGGACCTCACCTCGCAACCTCCACAACCGGCAGGGTTACTTCGCTCGCCACCGCGCCATGCCGGATCTCCACCCTGTCAGCGTCAGAGCGCACCAGCGTCATGAAATGCACTTTTATGCCCAGGGGAACCGGCTCACCGAGGTTGGAGGAGATCGTCAGGCGGTGATCAATGCCGTCGGCTACGGCTGCGGTGATAGTGCGAAACCTCAACGCCCCGGGCATTTCCAGCAAGATCGGTCGTCCCACATAGCCAGCCAGTGCCGCAACAGGAGCCACGCGCATCAGCGTCGATCCCGAGGTCATCGCGGCCCGCAACTGTAACTCGCACCCCCAGGTGGGCAGCCAGAAGCTCGATTGGCGGCCACGCAACGACCAGAGCCAGCGGCGCTGCGCCCAGCGCGCGGGCGCACCTTGGGCCTTGAGCGTGATCGCCTCACCGCGCTCAAACACATCGCGCAAGGGCTCGACCACAACGGGGCCAAAACCATTGTTGACATATTCCACTGCGCGGCGGAAATTCGCGGTGATCGGCGAACGCATTATGCTCGGGTTGGTCTGGACCGGGCGGCCGAGATAGGTTGGTAGAACGGAGGCCGAGAGGTCGGCGGCATCGCGCAGCAGGAAGGTCGCTGTGACCATGCCATCACTCTGGCGCAGCCGCGTGATCTCGATGGCAGAGGCGAGGACGCCTTGTCGAACAGGGGCGACGGCGATGCGCTCCGCGGCGACTGATAGCGTGGGCAGTTGCGTGCCCAGCGGCTCTGCCAGGACAATACGATCCGCCGCCACGGTGGCAATCTCGACCAGAACGGCGTCGCGCCCATCGATGGCAAGGACTGCAAATCCCGCTGCCCGCAAATCCGACACTGTGGTGTCCAGCAGGATCTCGGTCGCACCCTGTGCGAGATCAGCGGTTGGCTGCAGGGCCATATGCCAAAGCGGGACCCGCCAATCGCCTGCGAACCCCGCGCGCGTCAGTTCTGCGGCACGTGCCATGCCAAGCGCATCACAGCGATGCTGGAGTGTTATAATCTCGCGCGGCCGAGGCCGTAGTGCTATGCGCTGTTCGCCCGCCTGCGCTGACAAGATAGCCGCGTCGATCGGCAGGACGACATTGCCGTCGGCCGTCACCGCGTCCTTTATCGGCGCCAGCGGGTCCCGGCCATAGCCCAGTAGCTCGCTGTTCAGCAGCGGTTGCTCGGAACCCAGCGTGGTGCTGGCGAAGGGCATCTTGGTGAAACCGCTGATGGGCGGGGTGCCATAAACCGTCTCAAACGCAAGCGCCATCTGCGCCCGCGCGCCTTGCGCACGTGCCATGGGGATCTCCTTTATGTGGGGGTGTCAGGCCAGAGGGCCTGTTGTTGTGTAATGCAAAACGACGGTGACCACCGCCGCTTTGAGGGCCGCCGCTCCCTCGATGGGGAGATCGACCGAGGTCGGGGCTTCGGGTTCGATCCAGTCGCAGAGATCGCCGAGTGTGCGATCGGATTCCAGCGCCGCGCCGATGGCAGCGATCAAGGTATCAAACGCGGTCGCCCGCTCCTTCGCCGCCTGGACGACCAGCTCCAACTCGGCGCGGTGCTGATAATGGTAGCGCAGGGGCGACAGCGTGACATCCGGCTCTCCGGGCTGGCCATCACGGAGGATAATCAGCCCGGCTGACGGGATGCGTTCGGGTGAAACCTCATCGCGCAGGACTGTGACGGAAAGGGTCTGAAGCCGCGCGTGAAGGGCGGCGAGGATGGTTTCGCGGGTTGTTGACATTTTCTGTTCCAACGCTGATGTCATAGCCGACGACTGGTTCGAGCGTTCAGTGGCAATTGATTTGACCTAGAAGCGATCATTCGTGCAGTATCTGGGGCTATTCAGTTTGGTGGCTTTTTGAGACGGTTGAAAGGTCGTGCATTTGTTCGAGTCCCAACTGAACAGGTGCTGAACTAAGTGGTTTGGATAAGCGCTGCCCCCCATTGTTAAATGGAACGTCGTGTGACTCATCGCATGAAATTCGAAGTCGAGATGCGACAATAGTTCTACAAGATTGCAGGATTAAAAGTGATTTACAAACGCCCTGAGAATTACGAACAGTATTTCACAATCATGATGAGCCGTAGTGAGCCCTACTGGAAAAAAAGAAACTTCTTCTTGGAGTCCTTGCAAGCCGCAGAGTTTCAGTGGTTCTTTGTAGAGGGCTTGATTGCGCTTGAAGAGGAGTTGCATCTCCCTGGCCTACTCTCGTTAATTAATGGCATCGAGGCTAGCATCCGCTGGACCCACCGACAGATCACCCGGGAAGATGACGATACGCATGAACCTGAGGGGCGAAGTATTCTGAGCAATCACCTCCTCAGAAAATGTGCAGCAGAAGGGATGCCTGTAGAGGCGCTAGCTTTTGAAAGCGAAATCGATTTTCCCGCGAAAATTGGCACGAATGCAATCAACGCTGAAATTGTGCGGACGCGGCACAATGTATGTCACGGTAATCTGCACGAGTACTTTCAGAAAGTCGGCGACGAGGTGATTTTCGTCCCAGGCAACCTTACGGTGATATCAGAGCAAGTGCTGTGGGTAAGTTTCAAATGGGCTCACGCACTTGGACAATACCGCAGAGAACTTGGGCTTCAGCATCATGTGTCCAATCCAGACATCCCGGTAAAGAACCCATATTTGTGACATTCGAACCAAGCTTTGCCGGTCAGGCATCCCGCTTCCGAACGCCAGGTTTCGTTATTGGTGCCGTAAATTCAGTGCACCCTCCTCCCAGTTCGCAACAATCAGGCCCGGCAACTTTGCCTCTGCCTCGCGCGCCGGGCCTTCGAGGCTCAACCGCTTGGGCAGTTTCACCTGCGGCACGAGGATGAATATCGGTACCGTCGCGAGACCACGCCCGGTTTTTGACCTTGAGACAACAGCGCGACCTTTGGAATTCAGCCGGGTTTCTGCCACCAACAGGCTTGGCCGCCCGCGCCGGAAGACGAAACGCAGACGCTGGCCGGTGCGCTGCTCCCACCCGCCAGGGGTGATCCGTTTGTTGCCGACACCTTTCTTTCCCGCCGCTGCGGTGGGAATTGCTAGCCAGAACCCATTTTTTGCGCGGATCAGGGCACCGCGGTCAAAGGCATCGACCACCTTGGAGGCGTTGGAATAGATCACCGCCGCCGCCCGGATCGAGGCGCCGCTGGTCGGGTAAAGCTTCTTGCGGATCGAGTTGGCGAGGCCTTGGCCCAGCGCCGCGCCGGTGATCTGGCCGCGCCAGGCGGTTTGCAATCCACTGGCCGCCTCGGAAACCCCGGCCATCACCGCGCGTTCGGCGGCCTCCAACTCCTCCTTCATCATGGCCCGGATATCGCTCTGAATGTCGGCCAGCAGCTTCAAAGCGCCCGTACCTCGGCCCGCCAGACCAACCGGTTGGTGTCTCGGGTTGGCGTGCCCTGCACCTCATGAAGCTGACCTGCGATTTCCACCGTATCGCCAGCCGCCAGTGCCGGTGCGTCCGCGAGGCGGATGTTCAACAGTACCGTATCGACCACAAACCGCCCTTCGCCGAAACTGGCGAACTGGTCGGGCATCGCCCGGATCACCCGGATCGGCTGTGCTGGACCGGTGCCGCCGACACGCAGCAGCGCATCAACGGCAAGGTTCTGATCCGAGAAGAGTGAATCCGCTGCCAGATCAAAGGCGGTCAATTGGCACTCGCCGCTGTCAGGCGCACGCGGCCGGTGGTCTCGCCTGCACCGGCGCCGACCGCCAGGACAGCCACGCCGACCAGCTTGTTGGTGGCGACCACGTTGGTCACACGGGACGTGGCGACATCCCAGTAGATCAACTGGCCGACCGTCCAGGCTTGCGAGGCGGTCTTCGTGAGGTCGAAGATACCGTTCAGCACGAGAACTAGCGGATCGCCGATCGCAGCTGCGTTCTCGGAGACGCCGAACAGTGGCCCGATAAGAACCGGCTGGCCGGAGGTGGTGACGGCCGTGGTTGTGAGAGTGACGCGGTTGCCCACGCCGATGAAGTTTTTCATCAAGTTTCTCCAAATTTCGAGAATGGTTAGGTTCGATCAGACGCCCAAGTTGCGGTAGAGCCCGCGCCAGTCGATGGCTTTGGAGGCAAAGTCGTGGCGGGCCTTGATCTCCATACCGTCGACCTCAAAGCCCATCCGGGTTTCGGTGTAAACGCCGTTGCTGCCGTCGAGATAGGCGTACTCCACCGTGTCGATCCGGTTGGGATCGGCGGCGAGGAACCAAGGATCGGCCCCGGCGGCCGGGATCAGACGGGGCTCTTCGATCGGCTCCAACCGCCCGGCAAAGGCGTTGACACCTGCCACAGCATTGGGCGTGGTGGCGGTGACGTTCTTGCGGGCTTCGACTGACCGGCTGCCCGGAGGCGTGATCAAGTAGCGCGGCTGAACCGAGATTTGTCGGGCCTCAAGCCCGCGCTGGTTACCAAACAGGCGGTAGGCTTCAGCCAACGTCGTCTCGGAAATCGCTCCGGCCGTGCCGAGGTTGCCGTGGCCCGCATTGAACAGCGCCACGCCGTCGCCCATGAGCGGATTGCTGGTCAGGATCGAATAGACCAGATCAGATTCAAGGTCCGCCGCCGAAGCGCCGAAGGCCGAGGGGATGCGGGTGAAGGCGTCGAGATCGTCGTTGATCAGGGTCTGGCGCGTGATGCCGATGATCCGGCCATAGGTCAGCAGCGCATAGATTTCGCGGCCTTCGCCCATCGTGCCATAGGTGAATTCACCGCTTTCGGGCACGCGCAAGAGGTCCGGCGCCCCGGCAAGCTGTGTGCGCTGGACTGGGCGAAAATCGGTGATCGTGGCCTGCCGCGCCCAGGCAGTGAAAGTGCGCGGGGTGCTGTCATAGGCCGAGCGCAGGGTTTTATTGGCGACGTTAGCGAGGATAAACGGGAAATCTGCACTGGAATGATAACCGGGACCCGCACGTTTCTGCAGGGCTTCGGTAGCTAGTTCCATCCGCGACATGCCCCGCGTGCTGATGCCCCGGCGTTCAAGGGCGTGGCGCGCCATATCGAGGAGGTTCAGACCGCGAAACTCGCGCGCGGCATCAGTCATTTGGTGCAACCCGGGTGCATGGCGGTGCATCAGGGCGTCAGTGACCGCATCGCGATAGGCAATTTCAGTGGCGCCGGTGTCACGGGCGGCGGCAGGAACGGTCGCGCCGGTGCGAGTGCCGATCCACGCGGTCACGCTCTGCCAGAAGCTCGCGGTCAAGCCGCGCCAGCATCGTGTCATTGGTAAATGCCTTGCGCGTGACCGAGCCCAGCAAGGCGATGGTGCCGCCGATCAGCGCGGTGATGGCAGCGGTGGTGCCGTGATCTCGAAAGGCGGCGCCCACCTCCTGCAGCATGGGGGTTCTGGTCTCCATTTGGGTCTCCGTCCGTCAAGGGGTGCAAACTTATATTGTGATCTGGTTCAGGTGATGGCTGCCTTAGCAGTGGCCCTGCCGCGCCCATTGGGTGCTGTGCCGCGCCACCGGGCTGATGCCACGGGTCCAGTCCAATGTGACGCCCGGCGCCGTTTGAAGCGCCAAGCCGATGTGGTTGCGGGTGATGGTTGCATGCGGGGCCATCGCCGGGGCCTTTGCCAACCGCTGGGCACTTCTTGCAATTGCAACCAGTCGTGCACGCCGTCGCGGCGGTAATAGACCTTGCGACCTGCGCGCACACAGGGCGGGCCAAAGCGCAGAGCCTCCCAGCGCCGCAGCGTGTCGACCGTCACGCCCAACTCAAGCGCAAGGTCCAGGCGGCTGATCCAGCCGCCCAAAAGCCCCGCGGCGGGTGATCGCCGAGGTGTTTCCGTCGTCATCATGTTCTGTTTCCCCTTCATCGCCCGGATCGGGCTGATTTCTGGGACCATGGTGCGCAGGCGGTCAGGGGTGGCGGGAAGGAGCGGGGTGGCACTGGAAATGCCCTTTGCGTGCCACCCCTTGTTTCATTGAGATTTTCGG